AATCGGTGGAACGGATCGTCCACAACCTTCCTCCGATACATATTCATTAATAAATGTCTTGAGCGGTACTGCTATCTTAGCGGGCACCATATCCATCGCCGGCGATTCAAACTGAATCACACCGAACATTTTCTTATCTGTCAAGGCTTTGCGGTCCTTATCTCTCAAGATTGTGCCGTCCTTATCTTTCAAGGTTTTGCCGTCGTATAAAACAAGCGGATCGTAATTTCCTGTCACTTCATCTTCTACAAGGAATAAGAACGGGGGGCGATGAGTCTTATTATATATAGAAATGCCAAACTGAGGGCATATGAGTGTTGGCTCCTCATTCTTATTTTTCGGAACTCTAATACGCACCAAAAGAACGCCAAACTCTGTAAACAATCCTGGTATTGCTAACAGTGATTCACAGAGTCTGAGTTCCTTCGGCTCTTTCGTATCGGCAACATACGCCTTAAATTGGCGCAAGGCGTAATAGAACTGCTTTGCCGCCGCCGGTATCTCGCCACCCCCCGTGGGCAGCAAATCCATCATTTGACACCACGCTTGAATATCGCCGGTTGTTGCCTCGGTGTCCTTCATTGTTGCGAATTCGTGTATAAGCGTTCCGTAGTTTGCCTGTTCAAATGCGCGGGCGGCAAGGGGTCCGCTCAACTTCGCCTCCAAATATGTCTTCATCTGGTCCTCCGATTGTATAAAGTTTGCATCGGCAGGGGTAATCAATTCGTTTGTAGCATAATTTGCCCACGCTAGCAGAGCTAGAAAATTTCTACCTGGCTCTCTTTGCGAGTGACCGATGCCATAGCGTATAAACGCCTGCGCCGGCGTCGTGTTCTCGCGGTAAGGAAGTAAATGCGAATTGGTCTCCTCCTGCCCTACACCGCGATTCTTCGTCAGAAAATCGTCAGGATTCTGTCCTAAAAATTTATTTACCGACGCTGGCGGGATGGCAATCGCTCCCTTCTCTAACTCAAACCAGTCCAACTTAATACGACCTATTACGTTTTGATTCGGAATATACCAAGATTTGGCGGCGGCGGAAAACGGCTTACTACGATTCACAATATCCTTCACGGGCTGGGGCGGGGGGACGGGTGCCGGCTCGGCGGCGGGCTCCTCCTCTCTTCCTATTGCCATCTCTCTTTGCTTCGCATCGTCGGGCAAAGTCAGACGTTTCGGCTCTACAAAACAGCACGGTAATGCATACTTATCAGGGTGAAAGAGACCGCCTAAAAATCCTGCATACTTTGCGACTTTACCCGAGTCCGCCGATGTAGGGCGTTGTAACACCGTCTCTCCTATTGCCGGATCAAGTGGATTCATAATCTTTGTTCCACGGCAGAACGGGCACGAATTCGGCGCTTTTGCCTTACCGTCATATCCTAAGGTTCCCTCATAGTCTATTTCAAGAAGCGGCAAGTCGTCACGAACACACCAAAATTCCGTACAAATATAATTATTCATATGTTTCGCATCGGTGCCCGTCTGAGTTACAATCCATATCGGTATTAATTCCTGCTCTTGCATAAGTCGCTCAATCTCCGCCTTATGAGCCTTTACCGGCGACTTATCAATCTCGGTAATACTCCTCTGCCCCTTCTTATTCGCCTTCAAAGGAAATCCTAGCCTGAGAACAATCTTCTCATTCTCTAAAATTTCTGTAGGCGTACCCTTACGCTGATCTACCGCCGTACCGACTACCGATTTATACGCCTTCTCCTCTCTTGGCGCCAACGGAATTTCTATCCACCGCACCCTATCTCCATATAAAACTTTCGCTCGCTTGTACGCCTCCTTTGAGAGCACATTCGGTTGTCTACTCTGTGCCGACTGGCACTGACGGCTATATAACTTTGTACGCGCATCGCTCGTATCCGTATACTGAAATAAATCAATATCGCGACTTTTCAATTTATTTAGATACCACTCTTTTGTAATCTTTTCTACCTTTTCATCTGGTGCTAGCGCACTAGGAGCCGCGACTGCTCGTTGTGGCGGTAACTCCTCGGCGGCCTCTTCCTCCTCCTCTTCCTCCTCGCCCGTCTCTTCCCCTTCTACACCCTCTAACATATCCATCAAACCGTAATCAAACGCCTGCTCAAGCTCTGCCGGTGGCTCTGGCGCCGTCTCTTTTGCCGTATTTGCCTCCGTTTCCGCAACTGCCTCGGTCGTTGTCTCGGTCGTTTCTACCTTGAGAGCATCTGCGCTTTCTGACAAAAAGAGAGTCATTAGTGTGAGCATACGTTCTAAATCTCGGCGATTCTCGCAGCCTGTAATCAAAATACGATATTTCGGATGCTCATTATAGATACGTATTGCCGAGCCGACATTATACGCGGCGACCGTAGTATCTTCTTCACTCTGTGGAGGGGTTTTAGCACTACATTTTGCGTCGCGAATGGCTAAATCCTTAATACGTAGTTCGTTGCCGGTTTCACTCTTATACGTAACTACATATTCGGAGTGGCGACGTATCCAGTCGTCTTCCGCCTGTGCCGCCTCCTCTGGCGAAATACCAAACTCCTTCACGAGTGCTCGCACGTAGGCGCCTGCCGGCACATCCGCCTCCGTCTTGGATCCGCGATTAAGATACAGTAGCGTAAGATAGTTCATAACTGGATCGCTGGTTTGTACATAATTGCTGACGCCCTTGTATCGTAAAATGAGTGCCGCCTGCGGCGTCTCGCCCTCCAACGGCGGATCTATAGAAAACAGTGGTGAAAATGTATCTACACGATTTATGAGTTCTACCTTACCTGGCTTTCGTCCCGCTAGACTTGTATTAAATTCGTATTCCGCCGTTAGATCGCATAGTTTAATATCGGCGGGTTGAATACCCTCCCACGGCGTACCCTTCAACATTTCGGCAAGAACAGTGTTCGCCTTTTGTGTAATAGAGGCGGATACGCTAACGCCGCGACGGGGGGCGCCAATATACATCTCGGCGCTGCCGTCCTCATAAATACGTATAGTCCAACATATACCTAATACTTTCGGATCTGGAATAGGAAGTTTAATAAGAATAATTGACCCCATATCGGTAGACGGTTTATCCGCCATCAAACTGTCTAGCAGTTTTTCGTTCATTATAAACGGCTTACCATCCTTATTTGTCGCCACCTTGATAATAGACGGTACACGATCCTTCGCCGAAAAAAATCTTAAAAACGGCTTAGATGGGGTTGGCACCATTTCGTAGAATTTCAACTCTAGAAGCGATGAATTATAATTTTGCACTTTCGGTAGAATAGATTTATAAATATAGAGTTTTGTGAGTTCAGGCTGCTCGGCGTTTGTAACTGTTGTAGATTGAACCCCCTTTTCTAGGCGGTCCAAACGCTGATCTACAAAACTACGATATTCGGTAAGCGTTTGTATAGCCGCCGCATTCATTCTTAGCGAAGTAGGAATTGCACGAAGTTGGGGAAAATAGAGTTTTACAAATCCTTCAAATACCGGCTCCAAAAGGGGTTGCTCAGGATTTAGAAGCGATTCTAGAGTCCATACATGAATTGGTTGGGGTGGTTGCTGAGAAAGGGGTGTGTTTTCAATTGTTAATCCGCTATAAATTGTAGGAAATACCGGCTTCTTTGCATCATCCTCATAGATGCGCGAATCCGGCTGCCTCAAAACGGTTCGGTCGTGAGGATTTAGCAATCCCTCGGCGGGTAGAAACGGCCAACTGAACTCTAATGGCTTAAAATGATTCGGCGTCGTTTCCAGTGCAATAAAGAGTTGATTTGGCGGAGTTGTTCCCAATACCGCTGAAATACGCTGTTTCAGACTAAATAGCGTTTCAAATGGAAAAATGGATGTAAATTTTGTTTCATCCAATTTTACGATACGACTCTCATCTAAATGAGATAGTATCGTAAGTGCCCGTGGTCCTAATGAGGGCAACCGGGACGGTTCTATTATGTCCATTGCTACTGTGGTTTGTGTTTTGAATTCTTAGGTCTAATCTAATTTTTTAGACCATCGTCTACCGTCTCCTTGTATTTCGGAGAATCAGTAATATGAACGCCACAGTATTCAACAGGATGTGCTGCAAAATTTGTATATTCGTAGACACCGGTCGCTTCCGCCTGTTGTAAAAGCCACGCAAAGTGATTCCAAAATTCCGGCGTATGTCCAATGCTGCTCGTACCTACGTGACTCATTTCGTGTAGCGCAACAAATACAATAATATTCTCCTGTACGAGGCGTTCCTGCTCATCGCGCTGACGCAAGCACATAAAAATCTGTTCACCCTTATTCACCGAGTATGATGTATATTGCGCATCGGGTGTAGATTCGCTGAACCGCTGCGCCGAGCAGTCAAAATTATCAATCATTTGTTTCACGAATTTTTTATCATAATACTTAGCTTTGAGGTATTCACGGAGTTTTAAAAGGCGTTCCCGTACACGGGCAAGACGATCCGCCGCATCTTGCTTATCGGGAAGATTGCGGACGAGATACATTTGACCGTCCACCGTGGATTTCGTGAGTGCGACAGGATACTTAGAATCCTTCATAGCAAGCCCCGCATAGCCTATACCTACTATGCCGACCAGGAAAGCCCACGGGAGAATAGATTCGTTCATATCCTTACTTTAGGCGGTACAAAATTGAGATTGTTACGTTGACGCCTGTATTTCTAACAATAGTGATGGAGTATATGGTGCTATATGCGGAAACGCCAGATGCGCTTACGGCAAAGGTGTCAGCGGTGCTTGGGCAAAATTGGCATCCTAGCGGTGGTGTGGCAGTGGCGACTGTTGTAATGTCGGTAGATAGGGACGGACGTTATACAAATGCCATTTCCTTCTATCAGGCAATGGTACGCGAGGGTGGACCGCCTATCGTTATTCCTACGTCGGCTTTGTATACATAATTTGAAAGAGATAAATCTATTAACTTTTTCAAAGAGGGGGAGAGAGGGATTGGATATTTACGCAATCTCCAGCACACGGCGGTTAACATCAGGCTCGATGGTGCTGTTGAGCCAAGGGCTCACATTCACCTGCGGATTCGGCGGCTCCGAGCGGAGATCCCAAGAGGCGTTACGGAGGGACTGACCGACCGTGTTGACACCGATGAGGGCGCCGGCGTTCAAGAAGTTCTTGCCGGCAATATCACCCGCGCCCTGGGGGTTCACCTGCGCCCACTTGGAGTTCGGGTCGTTAGGCAGCAGCTCCTGCGGCGCGAGCTGGTTCTTAGGATAACAGTTGGACGGCGTCGAAGCAGCGGCGAACGGCATGGGGGACGGCGTGTCCTGGAAACCCTCGCGTAGGTTATTGTTGTTGTTGTTGTTCATTCCAGGGTTCGGCGGCGTATCGGGGCTTACCGTCATGCCGAGAGGGGAACCATTCTGGGGCGCATTCATAATACGGGCGAGGTCAACAGGTCCAGGGTTAGGGAAAGCATTAGCAGGGGTGCCCGTCATAGATGACGGACCAGTGGTATTAACAATATTGCCGGAACTCTGGAAACCCTCACGGTGGTGTTTGCGCTTTAGCAGTCCACCCAGTGTAGGATCTAATACAAAAAATAGACCCAAGGCAACCAATACGGCTAGACCGACCAGGAGTGGTGTTCGCTCAGACATTTTCTCTAATTCCCTTGTTTGTATTTTTTTTACGCCTCGCTGTTTGTTGATTCATCGTCATCGGTTACCCAATCGCTAAATTGGGACTCATCGTCGGACACTTCATATTTTCCAAAAAAGTTCGCCATTGCACTCAAGGCACTTTGTCTCGCTTCGTCGGCGGTCCGGAAGAGGACCTTAACTTGTTCTTTCGCATCCGCCTTCTCTTTTGCTATTAATGCCGGGCTACGCAAGGTCAGGGTCTTTGCGTCAGTGGCTTCCTCAAGATCGTTCACCTCCTCAATCTCCTTTGCTGGAATAGCCGGAGTCTGCCAATCAAAGTCAATGACATCGGTCTTGGTATCGGGCTCTACAAACTTTACGGCAAACTTTGGTGAAATGGTAGACCGGGTAATTAGAATACCAATTAACTCCAAATCAACAATAGAATTGGTATATGCAGCCTCCTTCACATCAAAGAAAAACTCTTTCTCTGTATACTCACTCCAGTGAGGCGTGCCATCTGTATCGTATACCATACCCCATCGTGGCGTAATACGTTGTAACGACTCGTACGACGGCTTGTTCTTAAACAACGTCTCCGTCTTTGTGAGCTCAATAAGAACAGTCTGCTCAAGCTTATCAAACTTCTGTTGTACTGACGCCTCGGGAAGAACTGTAAGTTTACTATTCATTCGTAGACGTACACCTAGCCGTGTAGGGCTCGCCATCGGTACATAGAAATAAACACTGTTGCCATCAGCGCGACGTTCCGGGACTCCAAACATTGGTTCTGTTTGGAACTGCGATGTACGTTGAAAAATAGTTCCGCACCCCATTTCAATGACGAACGGATCGCAGAGAGACCGGTATACAGAAGCAACTGGTGATTTAGCAGAACATATAGGCGATAAAGTACTGTTGTTATTGAAGTCTCCCGAAAATCAAGCACGAATCCAATCGGTCCTGGACCCGATTATTTCACATATTATCAATCGTATTTTTCCATATATACTGTTATCAGCAATACTCTTTTTGATTTTATTTATTTTGACCATTGGAACATTTTATATGGTAATGCGCACATCAGCAACAATGACTTACAGCACCAAGATATCAGACCTCTAAAAGTTTACGGAACTCATCGGCATCCATATCCTTCAAATGATTTGTACGCAATTCATCCAAGTAAGGAGTCTCGGTACAGATTGCGTCTTTATCGCCCCTCTTCCACGCGGACCACTTCATCCACTGCTTCTCGCTCATAAGAAGTTCCGCCGTCTCAGTCCGCCCATTGAGCATATCAATCGCCCTGTCGTACGGAAGGAAGTCCTTAATCTGAATGGACTCAAGCGCCTTATGAAGATTGCCCTTGTATTTGATGGTAAAGTACGATTGCTTGAACGGCAGCGACTTCGCCTTGTTCGTATAATCGGATCCCATCAGAACACACATTTCCAGGAATTGTAGGTAGGTAAGTCCAGCGTGATGGAGAATATTGTTCAGTTCATACGCAATCCAGCCCGTGGTATCGCCTGGAACGCCCATCCGCTCAGGAACCAGCATCGTATGAACTCCGCGTGCCAGCAAATCCATATCATTGCTCATCACCGCATCCAGCTCTCCACGGCGCATTAGATACGCCAGTACATTGTCCGCTTCCCCATTAGCATTCAGAAAGAGGACCCCCGCCGCATACAAGAGCCGCTTTACTTCGTCCCGCTCATCGGTTGTTACATAGACCGACCCCGATGCGAGATTGCCAATCTCCTTCGCCAGAGTGTCGCGCTGCTCCTTCGTCATCTCAGCATTTTCCATATCGGTCGTCAACTGCTGCCGCTTCTGGTCGTTCTTCAGCCGCGCCTCATTCCGCTGTTTAATGGTCTCACGCTTCTCATCCGGCGGCTTACCGTCAAAGATCGGTACAGGTATAATATTGTATTCCCTACATTTCGCAATCAGGTGCGCAATGTAAGTAATTGGATGTGTTTTGTTGGCTTTCGCCTTGTAAAGGAAACCAAGAATGTCAATGCCGACACGCTTAGTATTGTAGGAAGCCCAATCGGGTGTTTTTTTGACGGCAGCCGGTGCTGCCCACCGGATCCAGCCGGTTAATCCACGAATGCCCATTGTAGGAAGTAGAAAGTATGAGTGTTTCGGAGTGCTGAATCGGCAATTCGGCAGTAGAGGAGTCAATTTTTTTATCGTTTGAATCCCTCAAGTGCATCCGGCACACTCATTCTTAAACGCATATCCTGCGGAACGGTGGTTTTTGCTAGAGCACGTAGACGCTCCAATTCAGGTGTCACTAAACCGCACATTACATACTGTTTCTCTTCAGGAGTTTTTCCCTGTCCAAAAACCCATAAAAATTCAAAATGGGGGGCGAGGGCGGCTTTGAGCACATAATACGCAAACACACTTGTATTTTCCTCCCATTTATGGGTAGCCCGTGCTAAAAGTTGTGTTGCCTGTAAGTCCTGCCACTTACGCTGTTTATCCCACGATTTCCCATACCACGCACACGC